CGCCTTCCACGACGTGGACACCCCCGAGGAAGTGATCGACATGCATGGGATCGCGATCCAGCGCGAACCCGAGGAGGACGACGGCGATGCCTGACACGAACGGCCACACCCTCACGCCCGACCCCGGCCTGCTGCGCCAATTCGCCGCGGCCACGGCACGCACGCTACGCGAGGCTTTCGCGCCCTGGCATCTCGCGCCACGCCGCAACCTGGCGCACATCCTGGGCTATAAGCCGGAGCTGGAGTACGCGGACTATAAAGCGTGCTACGAGCGCCGCGACCTGGCGCATCGCCTGATCCGCGCCTACCCGGAAGCGACGTGGAGCCAGCCACCGACGGTTGAGGAAGACGATCAGGACGACGTGGAGACGCCCTTCGAGGTCGCCTGGCAGGCGCTGGTCATGCGTCTGGGCGTCTATGCCCGGCTGGTGCGCACCGACGTGCTCGCCAACCTGGGCCAGTACAGTGTGCTCCTCATCGGCCTGCGGGGGCAGCCCGACCTGGCGGCGCCGGCGCGGCCGGTGCGCTCGCCGGACGACGTGCTCTTCCTGGCGCCCTACTCTGAGGAGTTTGCCGAGATCGAGCAGTTCGAGACCAACCCGGCCTCGCCGCTCTTTGGCCAGCCGTCCGTGTACAAGATCAATTTCACGCGCAGCACGACGTCGTCTTCTCGCACGCTGCCGCGGAAAATCGGGTTTGTGCACGCCAGTCGCGTGCTGCACGTGGCCGAAGATTGTCTCGATGACGACGTGTACGGCATTCCACGCCTGAAGCCCGTGTTTGACCGCCTGGAGGACGTGCTCAAGGTGGTGGGCGGGTCGGCGGAGTTTTTCTTTCGTGGGGCGCAACGCTTGATTGGGTTAGAGGGGCTCCCCGATTATCAGTTGCAGCCCGTCGATGAAGAAGCCTTCAAGACGTCTATCGAGGAGTTTCAACACCGCCTCAAAGACTACATCCGGGTTGAGGGCGCCACGATCAAAGAACTGAGCGGCCAGGCGGCGAGCCCGCGCGATCATTTCGACGTGCTGATCGATCTCATTGCGGGGACGACGGGCATTCCCAAGCGCATCCTGACGGGCTCTGAGCGAGGACAATTAGCCTCCGAGCAGGACCAGGAAGCGTGGCTGCAGCGTATCTCGCGCCGTCAGACGACGTTTGCCGAGACGGTCCTGCTCCGGCCGCTGATTGATCGGCTGCTCATGCTGGGGGCGCTGCCGGCGCCGGCGCAGCCGTACAGCGTCGTCTGGGAGAATTTGTTCGCCCTCAGTGCTGAGAAGCAAGCTGCCGTCGCCAAGGACATCGCCACTGCGCTGTCGCTGTATGCCGGGCCAGGGATGGCGTCGACCGTCATGCCAGAACCAGAGTTTCGGTCGATCTATCTCGGCAGGTCCCCGGAGTCCGATTTTGCCCTCCCGGACGCGCTCCCGGATGACGAGGACCTTTGACATACTCCCAAGGTCAGAGACCTTGGGATTCTGGGATGTGTCCCCCGAAGGAGACGCGCCGGTTGCCACCGAAGTGGGCTTACGGTCCGACTCTCCGCACCGGTTCAATGCCCTGACCGGGGACGCACCTCCAAAGGAGATGCATCACGTTTGGCAACGTTCTCTCTACAGCGTTCAACATTTTACGTACCGGACTTCCCGGTACAACGCCCTACGTTGAGTTTCAAAGAGCCGCACCACACAACGCATGAGGTTTGACCCTGCTTTACGTTGACGTGTGGTCGTAATAATCAAAGTATACTTAGGAATATGTAACCTATGCTACACAATAATGCTGGCCTGAAAGAACAGTGCCTGAAGGCTAAGGAGAGTGCCTTATATCCCAAGCGTAAACGCCTGGGGTCTACGGCACCTGGACGCTAGTCTATGCCCCTCACCATCCTCGTCGCCGCGCGCCCCGCGCAACGCCGTTTCGTCGATACCCCATCGCGCGTCGAAGCGTGGCAGCTCCTGCACCGCGAAGCCGACCGCGCCTACCCGCAGCTCCGCACGCTCTGGCAGGTCGTGTTCAGTGACTACCGCGCCGACCTCGACACCGACGCCATGCGCGCCGCGCTGCGCAGTGGGAACATCCTGGACGTCGAGCGCCTCATTGCCCCGGCCTGGCGCGCGGTCAGTGACGCCGTACGGCTGCCGCTGCAACTCCTCTTGCGTGAGACAGCGCAGCGTAGCGCGGAGGCGGTGCTTCCAGCCACGGAAGCCACGCTAGGAGCCCAGGTCTCGGTGCAGTTTGGCGTCGTGGTGCCGCAAGCACTCACCGCCATCGAGACGTATACGGGGACGCAGATTGAGGGCATCGGCGAGACGACGCTGAAGAGCGTGCGCGCGGTGATCCGGAGCGGGTTCGAGCAGGGCCGCTCCATGACCCAGATGATGCGCGATCTCGAAGCGTTCGTCGGCCTGACGCCGCGCCAGACGGAGGCGCTGGAGACGCTCCGCCAGCGGTTGCTCGACGCTGGCAAGACACGGGCGCAGGCGCAAGCGCAGGTGGACCGGGCGGCGCGGCGGGCGCTGCAGCTGCGGGTGGAGAACATCGCTCGTACAGAATCGCTGTTTGCCGCGAACGCCGGACAGCAGGCCTTGTGGACCGACGCCGCGCGGCAAGGCACGCTCGATCCGGCGCGCTTTCGGCGCTACTGGCTTCTTACTCCTGACGACCGTCTCTGCCAGACGGTTTGTGCGCCGATTCCTGGCATGAACCCGAACGGCGTGCGCCTCGACGAACCGTTTCAGACGCCGGTGGGTCCGGTGATGCATCCACCCGCGCACCCGATGTGCGTGCCAGGTGATGCGCTGGTGCATGCCTGGGATATTCAGGGAACCAGTCAGCGCTGGTACGCGGGCGAGATGGTACGGTTACGGACGCGATGTGGAGACGTGCTCACCTGTACCCCGAATCATCCGGTACTCACCGATGAGGGATGGATCGCGGCTGGCAGCCTCGCGATAGGTGATTATGTAGGCCGCGGCCGCGTCGGTGAGCGGCCAGTTGTGGGCCATATGGACGACGACAATCGACCAGCCAGTGTCGCAGATATAGTGCAGGCGCTTGGCCATGCGCGCAGCATGTCGTCCGTACCAGTGCCAGTAACCGCCGAAGATTTCCACGGCGATGGGAGCGGCTCCGAGGTCGCAGTTATACGGACCGATGGCCTGCTGGGGGATGACGGTCAATCCATGCTTCTGGAGCATCTCCAGCAAGAGGCGTTCACCAGCATGCAGGCGAGCGTTGCGCTGGACAGTCTGTGCCGTTCGCATACGTTCCTCCAGCGTTTTTGGCTTGCCTTTGCTGGCCATGTGAGCGGCAGCCGTTTGGCGCTGGCGTCGTTCAGGCGTCATGGTGCTCCATTTCAGTTGCTCCGCTTCGCTCTGTCCTCTGAGCGGGACGGCGCGTTCACGCAAGCGGCGCGTGAGGACATTCCGTTCAATGCCGAGGCGTTTGGCCAGAGCATTGACCGACTCGCCTGCGAGGTAGTCTTTGACCAATTGATCGACATCCAACGCTATCCGTTTCATGGGCTGGTGTATAACCTCCAGACAGCAAGTGAATGGTACATCTGCAATGGAATTATAACACATAACTGCCGGTGTGCCGTGAACGGGAGGGTGATGGATGTCTGACCAGACTGCCGGCCTGCTCGCGCTGCTCGCGCGTCACGGCGTCACACGCGAGGTGCTCGAATTCTGGGTGCATGTGCTGGAGAGTCATACGAACGGATCTGTCACATTTCACCACAATGATCAGGGCTATCTCGGGAAGTGCGAATTGCGGCTCGCGGGGCAGGCCGTGGAGATGGACAGCAGTTTACGTTTGACAAATCTGCTCACGTCGCCGATACTTCGCCAAAATTGTCGCTCCTCCTAGTGGGGGGTCGATGCGCCTCTGGAACGCACCAAGCGCCACTGTCCTGGCACCACGCCGGATGGTGGCGCTTTTTTTTGGACTCCTTACGATGCTTTCTTCTTCTTGGGCTCTGCGACAGTCAACAGTAACGGTTGGACAGGCGCCAGCACTGGACCAGCTTTTTTCTTGCTGTTGCAACTGCTACAGGCTGGTACCACATTGCTCGCCGTATTCTCTCCACCCTTGGAAAGCGGAGTTAGGTGGTCCTGGGTTAAATGCCCTTTGGCACGACGTCCACAATAGACACAGCAGTGATTGTACACTTCCTGAATTTCCACCCATTGCGCATGGGTCAAATCGTCTTTTGGCGTGTTCTTCTTTCGCGCGCGTCGCGTGGACGCATAATGCGCGACCTTCTCTGGATGTTCTTTGGCCCATCGTTGCGACGCACGTCCAGGCGTCTCGGGGTTGGCGTTCTTCCATTTTTGAAAAGCGATGGCGACCTTCTCAGGGTTGGCGGCTCTCCATGCACGCGCTTGTTCTAAAAGTTTCTGGGCATTGGCAGCATTCCACTGCTCTCTATTCTTGCGCTCGCGTTCAGGATTCGCCGCGCGCCATTTGCGGATTATTTCGCGCCACTTCTCGGGGTTCGCCTGTCGCCACTTTTTGCTCTGCGCCAATCTTTTTGCCCTATTGGCGGCATAGCGTTTGCGAGCAGAGGCATTGATCTTGTCGCGATCTTTGTACGGCATCGTGCTGTCCTCCTCACTGAGGTGTTGATGGGTACCAGGCTCTCCAGCGAGTGAGCACCGAAGACTTAACGAGCGCTGATCAGGCGCTACCTGGCATAGAAATTGTACCTAAATGGTATGACTTCTGCCACGAAGAGATACGACATGACACGCGCGCAACAACACTTTCGCATCCATACCGCAGCCACGGTACCACCGCAGCGCTTGACGCAGAATAGCCGTGAGTATCTGGTGTCGCCGTGCGTCATGATTGTCGAGGGCGTGTTGAATCAAGCGTTAGTACCAGGAGAGGAAATCCGCGCGTGCGCCTGGGATGGGATAAGTTTGGTCGTGAACCATCCGACAGCGCCGGATGGGACGCCGATCAGTGCCCGCAGTCCAGAGGTGCCCACTGTTGGCCGGGTCTACCGGACGCAGTACAGCACGTTCCAGCGACACAACCAGACGCTCACACGCGCCGCAGCAGAACTCTGGATTGACGTGGCGCAAGCCCAAGCCCTGGGTGGGGAAGCTGTGCAGGCCATGACCATGTTGGAGACGCAGACCCCGTTGGAGGTCAGCACTGCCTTCTACAGTGAGGCCGAGCAGACACCAGGCACTTTTCAAGGGGTGCCGTATGTGGAGGTGCACCGCAACCTCTTGGCGGATCATCTGGCCTTGCTTCCCAACAGTCTTGGCGCGTGTGATTTCCAAATGGGATGTGGTGCGCCACGCGTTTGCGCTCAATCGTGCACCTGTCACCACGAAGGAACGCCTATGGAACAACGGCCCGCACACCCACCGCGTGGCCTGGTCGCGAATACGTTGGAGTGGCTGGGACAGCTAGAGGCTGCAGCGGTTGCCAGGTTCAAACAGTGGCGGCAACGCGAAGAGGCCGCGTTAGCTACCAACCAGACCGATAATGACATCCGCCAGGCGCTGTATTCGGCCTTGGCGCGTGAACTTGGTGTTGATGCCACCATGATCTTTATCGAAGCCCTCGATATCGCATCACAAACGTTTACTTTTAGCCAGGGCGAGCGCCTGATGCAACGCTCCTGGACGGTCGAGGACGGTCAGATTGCCCTCACCGAGGGCGCCCAGGACGTGCAGCGCCAGACGACGTACGTCCCTGTCACGCAACAACAGGAGGACCCTCCTATGCCCAGCGAGGCGGTCAAAGCGCGTGTCACCGCGCTCATCACGAACACGCAGACGAAGTGGAGCGAGAGCGACCGGCCCCAGCTCGAAGCGATGAGCGAAGCGCAGCTCGCCAACCTCGAACCGGATGAGGCCGCGCTCGCTGCACTGCAGGCGCAAGAGACGCGCAAGGCCGCCACGGTCGCGGCGCTGAGTGCGAATACGTGGTGTCGTCTGAGCGAGTCCACCCTCAAGAGCATGTCGCTCCAGGAGCTCGAGGACCTCACGGCCATGGGCGAGCAGCAGAGCGCGTCGTATGCCGGCCAGGGCCTGCCCGCGCTGCGGAGCCAGGACGGCGGCGAGGACGCCTGGGCACCGTTGTCCATCCTCACCAAGAAGGAGTAGCGCTGTGGCAGACAACGACCAGATCCTTCGTTGGGGGCCTTGTAACCAGTACCATGCGACCGCGCAAGCCGCGATCACGCCCGGAGACCTGATAGAGGTGATCGCCACGGCGGGCGCCGATCTCGGCAAAGTCCGGCGCCACGCGACGGAGGCGGGGCGGGCCGCGCCGCTCTTTGCGGACGGCAACTGGCAGTTTGGCAAGGACGCCGATGACAACTACGCGGCGGGCGATACGGTGCCGACGCTGGCGCCGGGCGTGGGCGCGCGGATCATGGCGCGCTGTGCCATCGGCGTGGCGATCACGAAGGGCACCGCGCTGGAATCCGCCGGCACCGGGCTGCTGCGTCCGGCCACGACGGGTGTCATCGTCGCTGAAGCGATGGAAGACGAATCGACCGTGGGCGAACCCACGCCAGGCCGGCTGCTCGTGCGCATCGTCGCACAATAGAAAGGGTCCTATGACTGTTGCGTTGGAAACCCAGGCCCTCCGTGGCGGGCCGCCCGCGTCTATTCTGTCGCCGGCAGGGATTGCGCACCTACGCATCCAGGCCGCCCGCCAGCGCCAGGCGCAGCTCTATACGCACGCCACGCTGCTCAGAGAGCAGTGGCTGGAGATTGATAACCTCTGGTTGCGCGTCGCCGATCAGTACATGGGCGCCGTGATGGATCTCATCAGCCGCGGGCTCACGCAAACCATTCCATCGCTCGGCATTGCGGCGTCGCAGTATGCGGCCATCGGGCGCATGGACCCGGCGACGACCGACATGCGCGCCTCGGCCGCCGGCAACAACCAGCGCTTGCGCGTGACGCCGCATCTCGTCCCACTGCCCTTCGCGTTTGAGGACTACGAGTTCGACATTACCGAACTTGAAGCGGTGCAGCGCCTTGGTGGGACCCTCGATACGGCGTACACGGAAGAAGCGCAGCGCTCAGTGGCGGAGACGTTTGAAAATTGGCTGGTCAACGGTGCGTCAGAGTTCTCGGTGGATGGCAACACCATCTACGGCTACCGCACGCATCCGAACCGGGTGACGAAAAGTGGCGCGTCCTGGGCGACGGCTGATGGGATTTATACCACGATTCTGGGCATGTATACCGATATGCTTGCCCTGCACCGTCCTGGTCCGTACGGCCTGTATCTGAATGTGGCCCAATATGGCCAGTTGCACGCGAAAGAAGGCGTGGACACTGCGTTCAACTCCCTCGTGCGTATTCAGCAATCCTTCCCGCAGATTGTCTCGATCAAGCCGACGTTTGCCATGCCTGCTGGCCAGGCCGCCCTTGTGGAACTCCAGCGGCGCACCGTCGATCTCGCGATCAAGATGGACCCGGCCAACGTGCCGTGGGAAATCATGGGCGGGCTGGCACAGCACGTGCGCGTCATCGGCTCCATTGTGCCGCGCATCAAGACGGATGGAGCCAATCAGACCGGTATTGTGCATTATAGCGGACTGGCATAGGAGAGACGCACATGGCAGACGTCCCAGCGCAGACACAGCAGTATCGCTTAACAGGGCCCTTCTCGCGCCAGGAAAAAGATGCGGAGGGCACGACGATCACCGTGCAGTATCAGACGGGTGATGTGATCACGCCGACGCAGGAACAACTGGACGCGTTCCCTGATCGTTTTGCGCTCCCGCCGGAAGGCTACGTCCTGGCCGGGGCGACACCAGCGCCAGCAGAGGAACCGCCGGCGGCGGAAGAGCCGACCAGAGCGCGCTCACACCGTTGACATACTCCCAAGGTCAGAGACCTTGGGATTCTGGGATGTGTCCCCCGAAGGAGACGCGCCGGTTGCCACCGAAGTGGGCTTACGGTCCGACTCTCCGCACCGGTTCAATGCCCTGACCGGGGACGCACCTCCAAAGGAGATGCATCACGTTTGGCAACGTTCTCTCTACAGCGTTCAACATTTTACGTACCGGACTTCCCGGTACAACGCCCTACGTTGAGTTTCAAAGAGCCGCACCACACAACGCATGAGGTTTGACCCTGCTTTACGTTGACGTGTGGTCGTAATAATCAAAGTATACTTAGGAATATGTAACCTATGCTACACAATAATGCTGGCCTGAAAGAACAGTGCCTGAAGGCCAGGGAGAGTGCCTTATATCCCAGGCGTAAACGCCTGGGGTCTACGGCACCTGGACGCTAGGAGGCGACCGTGCCCCCACGCACCACCGTCGATGACGTACGCCTCATCTGTCCGACCACAGCGACGGACGCGCAGGTGCAGCAGTGTATCGACATGGCGTCCATCATGGTCGACACGTATCTGCTCCCGACCGGGACGCCAGAGCCGATGCTCGCGACGATTGAAACGTACCTCGCCGCCGACAACGTCTGCCTGATCGACCCGCGCGCCACGGACATCGGCGACGGCGATACGCGCGTCTCGCTGCAACGGAGCAAGGACGCACGGCCCTATTTGGACCGTGCGGTCGCCCTCGACAGCAGTGGCACGCTGGCGACGCTGGGCACACGCAAGCGGACAGTGATCAAGTTGTACTGAGGTGCGTCTATGCTCTCCCAGATGGCCATGGATAAACTGGCGCAGCACGCAGTCGCGATGTACGGCGACCTCATGGAGCTGCTCACCTACCGCAACCGTCGCGCGCCGAACGCCACACCGGTGGTGTATACGGACGTGCCGGCGCGCCTCAAGCACTTTCGCGCCAGCGAGATCGACCTGGAGCAGATCCTGCGCAATGACCTGGAGTGCCGCATCCAGACGGCGCTCGTCACGTGGATGCCGACGCGCTACGACGACGTTGACCGCGCGGACGGCACGACGTGGCAGGTGCTCAACATCCTGGGTGGGGTCGGACATCCCTGGTGGAAACTCCAGGTGAGGCAGGTGGGCTAAGCCATGGCTCAACCGTTCATCACGTACAAGCTCACGGTCCCGAACATCCCGATCCTGCACGCCGAGCAGAGCCGGGAGATCCTCTTTCGCGAGGCCACGCTCGCCGTACGCGCCATCGTCGAAGACGTCGCCAGCGAAGCGCGGCAGCGCACGCCCGTAAGTACCGGTGTGCTCCGCGCCAGTATCGCCACCGACGTGACCACCGGCACCTCGCTCAGTGCCGCCATCCGAGGCACGGTCTTTACGGGGGCTCAGGCACCCTACGCGCCGTATGTGGAAGAGGGGACGGCGCCGCACTGGGCCCCCATTGGGCCGCTGCTCCTGTGGGCGAGACGGGTGCTCGGCAACGAGCGCGCGGCCTACGCCGTGCAGCGGGCGATCGCCCGGCGGGGCACACGTGGGCGGCACATGTTTCGTGGCGCGATCGCTGCGGTCGCGCCGAGAGCGCAGGGGGTGTTTGCGCAGGCGATGCAGCGCGCGGCCAGGCTGCTCCAGGGGGGGGGTTAGCGTCGGTCGCGCATTTCACGCAGGATACGGGCCAGCGTGACGGTGGCATAGATGGCGTAGCCAAACAGGCCAGCCGTGAGAACCAGGCCAATCGCTTGCAGGTGATAGATGTCGAGGAGTGCGGTATGGAGTTCTGGGGTCATGCGCTCCTCCTCAGCAGTTCGGCAGTTTGCGCGACAATGGCCTGCGAGGTGGCGTGCATGTCCGCCAGCGCCTTGCGGGTTTCGTCATGCCGAGCATCGAGGCGCCTGGCCAGACGCCACCAGACGAGGCACAGGGCGCTCAGATAGAGAAGCGCACCGGCGACAGTCGTGGTAAAGGTGATCTGCTGATTCTGGGCAATGGTATTGAGGGATGCGAGCAGTTGCGGATCCATTGGGCACCTCTCTACAGGTGTGAGTGATAGGGCCTGACCTGGTAGAGCACGTCAACGCGGGAGCGACCCGCTGACCCTACCACAGGCAGAGTGTACCACAGCAGTACACAGAAATTGTACCTCGTATATTGTGCCCTATGCTAGGGATATGCGCTATGCACCTCCGCTGCTTCGTCGCAGACACACCCATACTGGAGATCCTCGCCGAGCCCCAGGACCTCCCCAGCGTCGGCGACGCCTGCGTCCTGCCATTGCCGGACGGTATGCAGCGTTTTCGCGTGCGGCGTCTCGTGCGCAGGTACGGCTTTGCGCGCGTGCTCGCTGGGATGGATCGCCTGCATCTGGAGCGCGTCGATCTCCTGCTCGAAGAGGAAGGGGAGGGCGACGACGATGGCATTGAGTGACATCATGCAGGCCCTGCTGACGCCGCTCCAGGCCATTCCTGACATCGGCCACGTCTACCCCTACGACCGTCTCGCCCTTGAGCCGACGGTGCTGAACGGTGTCATGGGACCACTGCCCTCGCTGCGCTTCTGGTGCCTGTCGCGGGCCGGTACCGCCGAAGTCTGGCGCGGCAACGCGAGCGTCGAGCGGTTGCACCGGCTGCGTCTGCGGGGCTACCTGGCGCTGGACGACCCGCACGCCTCAGAGCGCGTGTATCAGGACCTGGTGGATGCGGTGCAGGGCGCGTTAGCCAGTGTGGTCACTGTGCCCGGCAGTGCCGAGTACCTCACCGCCCCAACACTTGAGAGACAGGAACCACGTCGGTTGGCCGATACCGTGGACGTCCACTTCAGTGAGACATTCATCGTCGCGTCGGAGTACCTGCAGGTCACCGTACAGGAGGTGCCTGACGATACGATCACGACCTATCGCGCTCTGGGCGACTGGCTGACGGCGCAGCTCGCGACGATTCCGCAGGTCGGCCTGGTGCATCCCTACGAACGCCTGACGGTGGAACCGGATCTCGCGTCTGGCGTGTTCGGCGATCCCCAGGCGTTGCGGGCCTGGACGCTGACGCGCGAGAGCGTGCAGCAGGAGCGGGCACCTGGCCTGGAAAGCCGCGGACAGGAGCGGCTTACTCTGCGCGGCTTTCTCAGCGTCGACGATATAGCGGCGAGTGAGCTGGTCTTTCAGGCGCTGCTCGAAGACGTCGCCGCGCTACTCAGGCCGGTGCATACGGTGGGGGTGTTTGACCGGGTGGGACCACTGCAGATAGAACAAGTAGCCCATAGCCGGGTTGGACAGACGCACCTCTGTCACTTCGCACAATGCGCCTGGCCAGTTGAGGCGTTCGCACTGGCGCTGAGTGCGCCCTAGGAGAGCCGCATGGCCGCACCATCGGTAACAAGCATAGGGTATCTTACTAGGATCGGATTAGCCGAAGAGATTCCTTACGGAATTCCGGCCCTCGCTACGCAGGTTCTCCCAAGCATCAGCGAGTCGCTCAACGATGTCTACGCGGAAATACCTGATGAGTCGCTCCAAGGGAGTCCCGTCTACGGCACGCCAGAGCAAGGAAATTTTAGTGCTACTGGGGATCTTGTGGTCCCGATGCGTTATGCCAATGAGTGGGTCTTGCTCAAGCATTTCTTTGGCGCGTTCGCAGCAGGCCGCTACGACCTGGTCGATAGTCTGCAAGGTCTTGGCATCACGATTAGTATCGACAAGCAAGTGCTCGGGGTCTGGGATTACAGCGGGAGCAAGGCGACCCAGATCCAGTGGACGTCCAACGCCGACGGCGTGATCCTCACTACCAGCGTCATCCCTGGCGGCTTGCAGCTGAACTCGACGCTCAACACCCATGCGCACCTGGTCACCCTCCTCCAGGACTCTCGGCGGCTCCTCCATCACCATCTCAAGCTCTGGGTTGGTACCCAGGATCACGCGCTGACGGAGGCAGACGATCTGTGCTGTAGCGAGTTGACGTTGACGATGGCCAGACCAATGGCGATCGATTATACGAACTGCAGTCAGAATCCGATGGAGCCCATCGAGAACGCCTTCTTGACCTTTCGCCTGGCCATCACGTTCCCCAGGTTCAGAACGGAAGAGGAGGCGATCATCGGCTGGCGTCAGGACTATACGCAGCTCCAGGCACGGCTCACGTACACCCATCCCACCACCGGCCAGACGAAGACGCTGGTGATCCCGAACCTGACGTTCGTCACGGCGACCGCGCCGACGGCGGGCCCCGGGCCGCGCGTGCTCACGACCGAGGCGTCGATTACGCGCGGGGGCTCGACGACGACCAGCGTGCAGATCGCCATTGCGAGTAATGTGGTGACGATCACTGGAGGGACGTTTCCGGTGGTGGCGCCTGGTGCCCAGGTGACCATTAGTGGCGCGGCCACACCGGGCAACAATGGCACGTTCGAGGCGACCGCCTGGACGCCGACGTCGATCACCCTGACGACGCCGCCGGTGCTGACGGATGAGGTGGCTGGCGCGAGCATCACGGTGAGCAGCGCCAATCCGGTCGTCTATCTCCTGGAGACTTAGTGCCATGCCGTCTGGCGATCTGCGCGGCCTGGCGCTCGGGCTCGGCCTCTTTCGCTGGGGCCGCGGTACCTACGTGCCACCGGCCTACGTGCCGACGCTGGCGATCGGCACGCAGACGCTGGCGGGCTTCGCGCACGAATCGGCCACGGACGGCGCGCAGTGGCCGGCGGCTTCTCCGGCGCTCATGCGCCAGATCTGGCCGATCCTCAGTGCCGACTTTGACGCCGGGGTGCAGCAGACTCCCGTCGTTACCCGGGCGCGCGCGCTCGGGCCACAGGCGCTTGACGTGGTGGCGCGCGCACCGAGCGTGCGTATCGCCTTTCGCTGGCGCTATCAGGGGCTGGAGGCCCTGCTGGCGTGTGCCATGGGGTACATGCCAGCAGGGCTGCCGACGTCGCTCGGTGGTGGCGCGTACCGGCACCTGTACGAACTCAGTACGGACCTGGCGTCGGAGCCCTGGCCGGAACTCGACGCGCAGCCGCAGGCGACCCGGCTGGTGCGGCGGGGCACGTTTGCCGCCTGGCGGCAGGTGAGCGTGTGGGAGCTGAAGAGCGGTATGGTGCAGTCGCTGGCGCTCGTGAGCGATGGCCTGACGGTGAGCGGCGAGGTGGTCCTGGTCGGGGACTCGCTGTCTCGGAGCTCCGCCGTCAATACGGTGCATGTCATGCAGGCCCTGCCACCATACGGCTGGCCGCTCGTGAGCGTGCGCCATGGGCGCTTGCGGCTCGGGCCGCGCAGTGCGTCGGCACCGCTGTCAGCGGCGCATGACGTGTGCTACCGCACGCTGGAGGTGCGGCTGGAGAACAATCTGGCAGCCACGTCTGGCCCACGCACCGGCCTGGCGCCGGAAGAATATACGCGCACGGCGCCGCCGACACTCACGCTGGCGTTCGAGCTGCCGCGCTACGCGAGCGACGTGTGGCTGAAGACCTGGGACGACGGCGAGCCGCTCATGGGTACACTGGCGTTCACCGGGCCGGCGATCGGCGGCAGTGGGCAGACCTATCACCTGACCTGGTCACTGCCGGCGCTGCGCCTGACGGCTGTGCGGCCCAGCCCGGTACAGGTGGGATTGCCGAGCGTGCAGCATGTCCTTCAGGCAGAGGTGCCGGACGCGCCGGCGGCGGGGATGCCAGCCACGATGCTCGGGGGGCCGGTGGGCGTCGAGATGGTGTGTGGCGTGGCGAACAATCCACTACTGACGTAGGAGAGCGGGTATGGCAGAGGGAACAAACGGACAGGCAACACCAGAGACGCCGCTGAAAAAACCCGTCTTTCTCATCACGGACAAAGAACGGCTGAGCTTCACGTTTGAAGAGAGTACCTTCTGGTATCGACGTTTACCGCCTTCAAAGCGGCATGAACTCCTCACGACGCATGCCCAACGCGGCACCTTTGATATGCAAGGCGTCGCAGGCCTGCAACTGGCGATTGCGACCTATTGTATCCGGGGCTGGGAGAACGTCCTCGATGCGCAGATGCAACCCGTGCCCTTTCTCGAAGAGATTATCCCGTATCTGCCCTGGGCCGTGATCCAGCGCATCGATGAGCTGGCCATGGAGACGTCTCCTGAGCAACTGCGCGAGAGGTATACCGATTTTTTGATGCACGCTTCGCCCTCGTCTCCCCCAGCACTGGCAAGTCCATTACCTGCTGGGACTGCAGAGCGCAACTAGGGGAAGAGGGCGAGGAGATTCCCTGCGACCGTGGCGGGCTCAAGGCGTGTCATTACTGGCGCACGCACGGGTACAGTCCTGGCATGCCGGTGCATGCCGACGACCTGCAAGCCTGGGAACTCTTCTGGCAAGCGCAGAAAATTGGCTGGGACGCGGTACGTATCTTCCGCAAGCTGGATGACCTGGATGCGTACGCCGCCGACTGGCTGCTGACGCGACTCGTCATTCTCGCGGAGTACGTGCAGGCCCAACAACAGGCCATCCAGGACCAACGCTAGGAGGAGACGCTTGTGCCACCAGTGGTGTTAGAAATACTTGTCGATGCTGACAAAGGTATCGTCGAGCTGCGCCAGTTCGATAAGGCTCTGCAAGACACCACCAAAGCCACGCAGCAGCAGACCCAGGCACAGCACCAGGGGACCCAGAGCAGCACCTCCTTTGCGTCCAGCCTGGCGCAGAGCACCAAAGCGGCCGCGGGCCTGGCGGCGGGCTTCGCCGGCGTGGCCGGCATCGCCACGACGCTTGGCGCGGCGACCACCGCGGCGACCGGGTTTGAGGCCGCGCTCAATGCCATCAACGCACTCGGTACGGTCAGTACCGGACAGCTCAGCAAATTGCGTGAGCAACTCTTAGCCCTCCCACCAGCCCTGGGTTCGTCCACCGAACTCGCCAAAGGACTCTACGACATTCTCGGCGCGAACGTCCCCGCCGACAACGCCATCACCGTCCTGACCCGCTCGGCTGAACTGGCGAAGGGTGGACTCGGGAACCTCGATACCGCCATCAACGCGGTGACCAAATCGGCGGCCGCGTTCGGTATCCCGCTGGAGCAGGCGCAGTACGTTACCGACGTCTTTACCCAGACGGTCGTGCGTGGGCAGGGGCGCTTAGAGGAGTTCGCGCAGGCCTTTCCCCAGGTCGCGGCCACGGCCGCCGCCACAGGTGCCAGTTTTATCGACACCAATGCGGCCATCGCCGTCCTGACCCAGACGTTCAAGAATGCGGATACGGCTGCCACGGGTCTCAATTCCTTCTTTCAGCAACTCATCCAGAACAGCGCGAAATTCGCCGCTGAGGGTATTAACGTCAAGCAGGTCCTTGCGGAAGAAGGTTTGACGGGCATCTTTCGGCGCTTGAACGAGGTCACCGGCGGGAGCGCCGAACGCCTCAAGGAACTGATTAACGATTCCGAGGGCTTTCGTGCCGCGCTGACGCTGACCGGCACACAGTTCGAGACGTTTAACGAGACGGTCGGGTCGTATGCGGGTGTCACCGGGCTGGCCCAGCAAGCCGCCAGCAAGAATCTGGCGGGGGCCGGGGCGGCCTGGCAGACGTTCATCAACACCCTGGATCGCCTGGTACAGGAAGTCGCCCCACCGCTCCTCAGCGCGTTTACCAGCATCACCGGTGCAGCCGCGACCCTGGCGGCTGATGTGACGAAGCTCTGGCGCGCCTTCGCGCAGAGCGAGACGCTGCGCGCGCTGACGGCGGATTTTCAGCAGTTTTTTCAGCTCATCGGACAATCCGACGCCTTCCAGACGCTCAATGCCAATCTCCTCACAACGACCGGCAATGCGACGGACACGTACAACGCCTTCGTGGTCTTTGATGCGCTCCTCACGGGGAATGTCCGGCCTGCTATCGACTTTGTGACGGCGGGCTGGGATCTGCTCAATGCGGCGTTTACGTACACCACCGCTGGGGTGATCAAGCTTGGGCAATACCTCGTCGATGGCCTGGTCACGCCACTGGCGCAGGTCTTTGCCGCGCTGGAGAAAGGGGCCAGCGCGCTCGGGCTCTCGGATGGGCGCTTCAGCCAGCTTGCCGCCACGAGTCAGCAACTCAGCCGGGATCTCGCCAGCGCCAGCGCGACGTTTACGAGCATGGCCGATGACTTTGTGCTGGGCACCAACCGTCTCGGTACCGCACAGGACGGCGCCAGGAAGGCCGTGGCCGCGACAACGAGCGCTGCCCAGGCGCAGAGCACAGCGCTGGCGCAGCAGGGAAAGGCGGCGACGGACGCGCGCACGAGTACGCAGCACCTCAGCGAGGCGCAGCAGGCCCTCCAGCAAGACTTTGAGAAAGCCAATACCGCCGCGAGTGGCCTCAAGGCGACGCTCGAAAAACTGAAGGTGGGCGACGTCATCAAGGCGATTCCGATCGAGGAGCTTGAGCGCGCTGTCGCAACCGTCATCACGCAACTCAAGACGATGGAAGAGCGCGGCACGTTTTCCGCACGCCAGATCTCTCAAGCCTACGAGGACGCCGCTGCGGTCTTGCGTGAGCGCTTTGGGGCCTTGCCCGCAGACTTTCAAAAAGCGTTTGACGGTATGCGCGCCAAGGCGAGCACGACCGCGGACGGCATTGCGGCCGCGT